CTGGATTATTATACTGAAAATATAAAGAGTCTTGCCTTAATTTTTGCAATTCATTGATAAGTTTATCTGCATCTATAAGTTTATTATATAAATCAAATTTTATATATTTCCTAGCAGTTGGTATTTCATATACTAAATGATTTTTATAAATATCTTTATAATATTCTGATTCTAAATTTATACGACTTAATCGTACCTCTTTAATGTATTCAACAATCGCAACGACAATTGAAATAATAATAGCCACAATTGATAAAAAATCACTCCACATCGTAATACCTCATAATAAATTACTAATTATTATTTTTTTCAGTTCTTCCTTAGTTGAAATAATTTCAATATTCTTTTCAACTCCTGACACCCCAATGTGTTGTACAATATTTTCAAAAAAACCCTGTATAAAAGAAGAGGCAATTCTTTGAATATTATCTGGAAATACGATTGTTATTTTTTGGTCAAAATTAATTCTATTTTCAACCTGATTTTTGTATGTTTCCATTCCAAATTCATACCCTGCTAAGCCTTCCAATGATTTTTCAAATTTTAGCTTAATTATATTATCCACTTTTCTTCTCTCCTTTTCATAACAAAATTCAAATTATACGCAGTACCAGGCAAAAATATAGAATTACTCCCTGTTACTATACCCGAAGGGGCCTGACTAAAAAAGTCATTACTCTCATTAAACCCAATCCATCCTTCTTTATTGTACTCAAGATATTGATGGAAAAACCACAATGCTCTGTTCCCAGTAATTAAGTAGCACTTATGAGCATCTGAACGCTTTTCAAGAGAAGATATTAACTTTGTAAGTCCAGTACCTCCTGTAGATACCTTTTTATTTCTTCCTGATATTTTGTGTTGAAAAGCAGCAATGTTAAAAAAATCAGCATCTTGATACACTGAATTCATAAAAGACTTATGTTTTTCATAGGCTTCTTTTACTAACACATATCTTTCAAATAAATTTATATCTTGATTTGTTATCTTTCTTTTAATGCCATCTCCTAACAGTTTTTC